GGATGGCGAGGTTCTGGCCGAGCGCGTGCTGGGTCACATCACCGCCATTCCGGGGCCGGAGACCGTCACCACGGCCGCAGGCGATCAGCATGTCGTTCCGTTCCGCACGGAGAAGAATGGCACCGCGTTCCGCTACATCGACCTGCACCTCGACGTGACCGGCGCCACGGCGTCGATCGGCTTCAACGCCTTCATCTCGAAGGAGATCTGACATGCCGAAGTTGGTAAGGCTCGCTGCCAGTCAGACGTATGTTCCCGAGACCGACGAGGACAAGAAGGTCTTCGACGCGATCAAGAAGCGCGGTGTCATGGAGATGTCCTACGTCACCGCGCGCGAGAACGTGAAGAACTCGAAAGGTATGCTCACGTTCTACGCGCCGGAACCGGTAGCTGCCGCGGCCCCTGGCCCGCGTCGGCTGGAGGACATGGACATGGACGAACTGAAGCTGTCCATGCTCTCGCTGGGCATCAAGACCCAGAAGAAGATGAAGCGCGACGACGTGATCCGCCTCATCCGCGACAGGATGAGCGAGGTGGAGATCGTCGACGACGAAGACGACGGCGCAGAGTAGGCGCCCGCGAGCAGACGATCCTCCCGGTTCGGCTGGCGTCGAGGGAAGGGGCGGGGCAACCCGCCCCTTTTCCATGTGCATAGGGCCGGAAAGGCCATCGCCACAATCTCGCCGACATGGCTACGAACCCTTCAATGCTCTCCATCATGAACGCGGCGCTTCTGTCGACCGGCTGCGATGAAGTCGTCGACGGCGAAGGCACGAACGAGTGGCGCCTTCTGAGCCGCAACTGGCCCCTCATCGTCGAGGCGGAACTGGAGGATGGCAACTACAACTTCACCCGCGAGACAAGGCAGATCACGACCTACTCGACCGGGAAGTATGGCTTCGAGTACGCCTACGCCATCCCGATCACGGCCGTTGCAGTCCGGCATGTGTGGACCGAGACCTCGGACGGCGTGCGCGACATGTCGATCGACTGGACGCAGGACGCGACCCACATCCACTCGCATGAAGACGAGGGGATATGGATCGAGTACCTGACATGCGCCGCCGAGAGCCTGTGGTCTGCGAACTTCTCGCGCGGCGTGCAGATGAAGCTCGAAGCCACCATCCTTCGCGCGATCCGCGAGGAATACCCGGAAGCCCTCAAGGCCGAGCAACAGGCAGAGGTCTATTTCCAGCGCGCCCGCACGCTTTCGTCGCGGTCACGGTCGGCCCGATCCCCGTACAGGGAGGGGCAGCTTGCCGCGGCCCGGTTCGGCCGTGGCTAGGGTCAAGCGTACCCTCACGCAGAGGAACTTCACGCTCGGGGAACTGAAGGAAGACTTCCTCGAAGGCGATGACCTCGAAGCCCGCCAGCAGGCCATGCGCAGCGGCCTGAATACCCGCATCACGACGGCGAGAAGCGTCAAGGCGCGCGGCGGCACGCGCTGGCGCAGGACGCTCGGCACCGCAAACGACGTGGTTGAGATACGGCCAGGACCCGGCCTCATCTTCGGCCTCATCGTGAACAACACGTCGCTCGACATCATCGACGAAAATGCCGACATCGTTCACTCGGAAGCATCCGTGCCGTGGTCCGACGCGACGAGCGTATGGATCGAACCCTTCCGCGAGCAGACTGTCATCGGCGGCCCGTGGGGCCTCTACATCCTCACCTATGGAAGCGGCCTCTGGTCGTTCGATCCGTTCGCCTACGAACTCGCAGCCGGCGGCGAGAAGGCGCAACCGTATTGGGCTTTCATCAAGGATGCGACCATCCAGCCATCCGCGCAGACAGGATACGTCACGATCACGGCGTCTCTGCCGATCTGGTCCGTCGAGTACGTCGGCCAGCGCATTCGCTACGGTCAGCGCGAGATCGACATCACGGACTATGTGAGCCCGACCGTCATCAAGGGCAACGTCATCTCGCGCCTGCCGCCGACCTACAACATCACCGTCACGGATGGGACGAACTTTCGTGTTGGCGATGCAGTCATCGGCAACGACACGAACTACCAGGGCCTCATCGTTGCCATCGCGACGAACGTGCTCACCGTCGTCACCTCGGAGTTCTACGATGGGCCCGACGTGGGCGAAGACCTTTCGAGCCCATCCGGCTCTTCTGCCGTCACCGTGAAAACGCTTATGTCTCCAGCGGCGTCGCCTGTCTGGGACGAACCCCTCATGTCGCCGATCCGCGGCTATCCGGGCGCCGGCTCATCCGTTGCCGGCCGCCTGATCCTCGTCGACTTCCCAGAGGTTCCAGATCTCGTCGCGTGCTCGTCCACGCGCTACATCACCGACTTCAGCGTCGGCGCAAGGGACGACGATGCCATCACTCGGCAGGTGGGCGACAATGCGCCTCGCTTCCTTCATGTCGTCAACGCCGGAGACGTTCTCCTGTTTTCCGACCGCGGCCTCTACTACGTTCCGGTGCGCGACAACGGCATCCTTTCCCCGTCGACGTTCAACGCGGTGCGCTTCGACACGCGCGCGTCCAGTTCGATCCGGCCGGTGCAAGTCGAAGATGGCGTCGTCTTCGTCGAGGCATCCGGCGAAACCATCTCTGCCGCGCTTCTCGACGGGAACATCTACCTGAAATGGTCCGTGCGCCCGATCTCGAACAATCACTCGCATCTCATCCGCACGCCGCGGAAACTCTGTGGACCGTCGCTTTTCGCTGAAGCGCCCGAGAAATACCTTCACGTCGTCAACTCGGATGGCACCGTCGCGACGATCTCATGGTTCTCGGATTTCCAGCAGGAGGGAGTCGGCTTCGTTCCGTGGGAGACGCAGGGCTCCTATGTCTCCGTGTCGCCTATCTTCGGCGGGTACTGGCACATCGTCGATCGAACGATCAACGGCACGACCTACCGCTTCCTAGAAGAGCAGGACGACACGTCATTCCTCGATTGTTCCGTCTACGCTGCGTCGCAGGAAATGCTCGACGTGAATCTCGACACTCTTCAGGTAAACGGCGCCGACCTCATTGTCGTGACGCCAGGGGCAACGCCATTCGCCGGAGAGACCGTTCACGTCTACGGCGCCGGGTTCTACGGCGGCACGACGACGGTTGATGGCGCAGGCGAGGTGGTCGACAACGGAAGCGTCACGGAGGACAGCGAGGTCGGCTTCCACTTCGACAGCATCGTGTCACCGTTCCCGGTCGAGATGATCGAGAGCCCGCGCGCCGGAATGCTTCAGGCGCGGCTCATCCGGGTCTCTGTGTCGCTTCTCGGCACGGTCACGTTCCAGTGCCGGACGAACAACACGACGCGCACGATCGAGGGCTACGGCGTCGGAGACGATCTGAGCGCGGCCCCGCCCGAGAAGACCGCGGTCTACCGCTTCTCCGTCTTCGGAAACCGCGACCATCCCGAGGTCGAGTTCATCAAGCACCAGCCGGGCCCGTTTCATGTGCTGGCGATCACGCAGGAGGTTCAGGCGTAATGCAGGCACTCATTGCACCAGCGGCGGCAGCAGTGGGCGGCGCGACTGGAGGCGCCCTGCTCGCACAGGCAGCAGTCCCAATCTTGGGCGGTCTGTCGGCGTTTTCTGAGGCGAAGGGCCAGAAGAAGGCCGCCGAGATCAACTCCTACATAGGCCGCACCCGCGCGCTCCAGACGGACGCAAGCGCCAGATCCGGGCTTGAAGGCGAACTCGCCACGATGCGCGCCACCTTCGCCTCGAACCAGCAGCGGCCCGGCGTGGGCACGTTCGAGGTCATGAACGAACTCCGCTCAGTGCGGAACACGGAGCGCGCCGTAGCCTTCGGAAACAGGATGCAGGAGGCGGCCGACTACCGCCTTGCAGGCAAGAACGCGATGGCGAAGGGCACGTCTGCGCTTCTCGGCGGGTTCATGAAGGCCGGGCCGTCGCTCTTCGACTTCTACGATTACCGGAGGAAGAGCGGTGGCTGAACTCAAGAAGATCGTCCGCAACACGCAGCTCTCGAACTTTCGTCAGGTCGCCCCCGAAGCCGGTGGCGCCTTTCGCGTTTTGGCGGCGGCGGCAGACTCGGCCTACCAGATGCTCGCCCCGGCGGCGATCAAGGAGCAGGAGGCCGCTGGCGCGGAAGTAGGCCGCGAGGCGGCGCGTCGCCAGATCGGAGACCCGGCATCGTTCACCTCTCCGACGACGGCACCGGGGATCTCGGCCGGAGCCGATACGGCGTGGCGCTCGCTGCAAGCGGATTGGGGCCGCCCCCTGAAGGTAAATTCGGCATACCGCTCGCCCGAGCACAACGCCAAGGTCGGCGGCGCGAAGAACTCGCAGCACATTCACGGGAATGCCTTCGACGTGGATGTGAGCGGTCTGTTGCAGGACGAGCGCATCGACCTCATCACGCGCGCGCGGAAGGCCGGCTTCCGCGGCATCGGCGTCTACGACAATGCCCTTCACTTCGACGTGGGGGCGGATAGAGCGTGGGGAGCGTCATACAGCAGGGATAGCCTTCCGGCATGGGCCGCAGGCGCCGTGTCCGCCCCGGTAGGCGGTGGCGCGGCCCCTGACTGGCAGCCGACGACACTCCGCAACGGCGACGGGAAGCTGGAAAGCCGTCTCTACTCGCCGATGGCCGGGCCCATCCTTCAGGCGCACAACGCCGCGGCAGGCGTCGCCTACACGTCTGAGGTCATGCTGAAGGGAATGACGGACCTCATGCAGATGTCTGAGCAGTTCCCGCTCAATCCGCAGGGCTTCATGGACGCGGCGCGCGGATACGTCGACGACATGGTGAAGGCGGCGCCGGAGCCGTTCCGGGCCGACATCCGCACGTCTCTGGAAAAGGAGACGCAGCGCAGGTTCCTCGGCGTCATGGAGGACCAGCAGCGCGACACACGGCAGCGCGCGGCAAACTCGTCTGCGGCGCTCATGGAACGCTGGGGCCAGAACTATGCCGAGGCGCTGGCCGCCGGAAACCAGCAGGAGGCAGACAACGCCCTGGCCGAACTCAACAGCATCCTTGCGGCGCGCGAGACGCTTCCTGGACTGTCGTGGACGCGCGACCAGTCCGACAACGTGGTTCTGAAGGCGCAGGACGAGGCCGATCGCATTCGCCAGAAGGCAAAGACGGATCAGGAGGCGACGTGGAAGTCGGCGCTCAACACGATCATCAAGGCGGCGAAGGGCGGGTTCAACGCGGCAGACGAGAGCATCCTGTCAGACCC